GTTGATGAGGCTGCATTTGTACGCAATTTTGATGAAGTATGGCAAGGATTATATTCAACACTGTCAACCGGTGGTCGCGCAATAATCTTGTCAACCCCGCATGGCGTCGGTAACATGTATCATAAACTGTATATTGATGCCGAAGCAGGTCTAAATGAGTTTAATTCCATCAAGCTAATGTGGGATGTTCATCCTGATCGTGATGATGAATGGTTCGAGAATGAATCAAAAAATATGACGAAGGTACAAATTGCGCAAGAGTTAATGTGTGACTTTGCAGCTAGTGGTAACACATTCCTACAGACTGATGACATAGATTATTTAAGACAAAGTATTAAACCCCCTATAGAAAGATGGGGCCCCCAGGCTGGCGTTTGGTTATGGAAATATCCAATAAATGACCACAAATATGTAATCAGCGCCGATGTATCTCGTGGCGATGCATTTGATTATAGCACATTTCATGTAATTGATACAGCAGAAAGTGAGGTTGTTTGTGAATTTAAGGGCAAGTCTCCTCCTGATGAATTTGCAGTTGTCCTTGCGGAGGCAGGCAGAAAATATTTAAACGCCTTGATTTGTCCTGAGAATAACTCATATGGCTATGCGCTGATCATGAAGCTAGCTGAAATGAAGTATGAAAATTTATATTACGAAAATGAAAAGGATAGATATTCGGCTGCATATGGAAATACAAATATTAGCAAAATTGGATTTCAAACAAACGCAAAAACACGTAACCAGATTCTTACTAAATTTGAGGAAGTCTTAAGAAGAAAGCAACTCATGTCGTATTCTTCTAGACTATATGATGAGCTAAAGACGTTCGTCTGGAAAAATGGAAAGGCACAAGCACAAAAAGGCAAAAATGATGACCTAGTTATGTCATTAGCAATAGGCGTGTGGTTATATGATACAAATCCGATACTAACCCAGCAGGGCCAGAAGCTATCAGCAGCAATGCTTGAGGCATTTGCTGTAAACTCTAATTCTAAGGATAAAGGTAATAACGGTGATTTTGTAAACGCGATGTCAAACCCGCTATATGATATGTCTAGACCTCTACAATTGTCTGAGGATCTAATGCCGAAACAACATGACGGCCAGCAAGATTTTTGGTGGCTTTTTAAATAAGGAAAAAAAATGGCTCAACAAGAAGGTCTTTTTAGTAGACTGACAAAGCTTTTCAGAAGTGGACCAACGGTTAGGCGGAAGGTAAAAAAATACCAGCCTATGACAGCCGGTGAAAGACTAGACGTATTTGGGTACGGGGAAAATAACGTTTATAATGCTGCTATGAGCGCGTACGGCGCGTATGATAGAATGAGCAGATATAGCGATTTTAGCGAAATGGAGACAACACCTGAGATAGCATCAGCTTTGGACATTTATGCTGAAGAAACAGTTTCTGTCGATGATAAAGGTCAGTCGTTACATATTCATAGCGACAACAGAAAGATTCAAGAAATTCTTGAGAATTTATTTTATGATGTTTTAAACGTCGAGTTTAATCTGGTCATGTGGATTAGAAACCTATGCAAGTATGGCGATTTTTTCCTGTATATAGAAGTTGATCCCCAGTATGGCGTTACACATGCATTCCCTATTCCTATTGCTGAGATTGAACGAGAAGAAGGATTTGATCCTGAAGATCCTTCGGCAGTTCGATTTAGGTGGATAACAAGGGGAAATCAAACCCTAGAGAACTGGCAGATTATACATTTTAGGCTTTTAGGAAATGATGCGTTTTTGCCATACGGGTCAAGCGTTCTTGAGAGTGCACGTAGGATTTGGCGTCAGCTTATTTTGATTGAAGATGCGATGTTAGTATATCGTGTAATCAGGGCACCTGAACGGAGGGTGTTCTACATTGATGTTGGAAACGTAGCACCTGAAGATATTCCAAATTATATGAAGCAGGCACAGGATAATCTTAAAAGAAATAAGGTTATTGATAAAGATAATGGGCGGGTGGACTTACGTTATAATCCGCTTAGCGTTGATGAAGATTACTTCTTACCTGTTCGCGGTACTGAAACAGGAACAAAGATTGACACGCTAGCAGGTGGTACAAACACTTCTGCAATTGAAGATGTAGAATATATTCAGAAAAAGCTTTTTGCCGCCTTAAAGATTCCACGGGCATATCTTGGTTACGATGAAGATATTGGTTCTAAGGCAACTCTAGCCCAAGAGGATATTCGTTTTTCTAGAGCAATTCAACGAATTCAGAAAACCATTATCTCAGAACTGAATAAGCTGGCGATTATTCATCTTTACTCACATGGGTTTGTTGATGAAGACTTATTGGATTTTGATTTAAAGCTAAATAATCCAAGTTCGATTGCACAACAACAGAAGCTTGAACTGATTAGCACAAAATTTGACATCGCTGCAAAGGCTCCTGAAGGTATTGTTGATCGCGATTGGATCAGAAAAAATGTTATGGGCTTAACAGCCGCCGATATTGAAGCTATCGAAAAAGGAAGAGAAGATGACAAGCTTCGTGATTTAGAATTGGAAGCTACCACACCGGAAGGTGAGCCTGCCTCCGGGGAGCTTGGAGGAGAAGAGGAAGTCGGTGGCGAACCGCCGGCTGACTTATTTGCAGCAGATCGTCCTGAGGGCTCGATATTAACTGGACTTAAAAGTGATGAAAATATAGAGGAGGAAGAGGAAGAGGAAAGGATTACTTATTCCATAGATGATGAAGAAGCTCCTATGAAGGCACAGTCACAAATTCGTAATGTATTTAATGAACCAATTAAGAAAACTAGAAAAGCGTCAGGTCCTGCCTCCATCGGTATGCCTGACTTTGCTAAAATGACAGCTGTAGGAAAAAATGCTCGTACTCAAGACTCAATGTCCAGGCCTTATGATCGTGATTCATTAAAAGGGTTTGCTAGATTAGGCGAGGAGTCAAGTCCTCTTGAAGGCTGGACCGATAAACAGACTGAACACCATGCAATAATGACAAAAGAACTAGAAGCTATGATATCAAGCATGAACAACAACCTAGGTATAAGTGCAAGTTCTTTGCTAAGCGAATCGGAGAACAACGAAGATGAGTAAAGGTCATAATAAAAAAAGAAATGTTGGGCTCATTTATGAGCAGGTAATCAACAAAGCATCAGCTGCAATGATCGTCGGCGGCCCCGCACAGGCGAAAACGTATATTGATTTTTTAAAGAAGCACTTTGTGGAAGGATCTGAGCTGTTAAAAGAGTTTAAGCTCTTTACTGCTATCCTTGACACTAACGGTGTTTCTGAAAAGATTGCTGATAGGATATTAGAACTAGCTAGGGAATCTGTCAAGTCTATAGATTTTAAAAAGCTAAATTTTGAAAAAGGCGTGTTTATCAACGAGGCAAATAGGGTCTTTGGCAAAGGCCAATTATTCGAGGCCCGTGTTGAAAACTTTAGAGCGCTTGCGACAGTTCAGTCTTTATTGAATGAATGGAGAAGTCCAGGCGCATTATCGCCAGCTATGACAGCACAATATGAAAGTCAATTAAGAGAGTATATGATGTTAAATGTTGATTCTTCTGCTACGAATCTAACTGAAAGCGTTGACGAAATAAGCGTAAAAATGTTTCATAAAAGATTTAATGAAACATACGGTGAAAAATTTACGCCTATTCAGAAAGATTTTTTACATGATTTTATGTTTAGGGACAGCGAGTACGTCGTAGGTTTAATCACTGCTTCGCGACAAAAGGCCTTAGATCTGCTTAAAGAAAGAAACAACGTTGAGAATAATAACATATTAAAAAAGCAGTACGGTTCTGTTTACGAAAACATTTTAAAATTAGATCCTGCAGATCCACATGCGCCTGCAAGGCAATTAACACTTTTGCAACTTATAGAAGAACTAGAGGATGAAAATGAGTGATACAAAACTTTTAACATCTTGGCAACCGTTTGATTATGCTGTCGATACAATTAAAGAATCTCGATTAGAGCATGGTGGAAAGCTTGTAATGAAGGGTATTTTACAAAAATCAGATACGCTTAATCAGAATGGGAGGATCTATCCTAGACCAATCTTAGAGCGTGAAGTTAGAAATTATCAAAAATTTATACAGGAAAATAGAGCGCTTGGCGAGTGCGATCATCCAGACTCAAGCGTTGTTGAGTTAAAAAATGCATCGCATATTATTCGAGAAGCTTATATGGACGGTGATGTATGCCATGGTGTTGTTGAATTGCTTGATACACCATCAGGCAAGATTTTACAAAGCTTGGTTGAGTCTGGCGTAACTCTTGGTATTTCTTCTAGAGGCGTTGGATCAACACGCCATGAAGGAGAGTATCAAGTTGTTCAGGATGATTTTCAATTAATTTGTTGGGATTTCGTATCTGAGCCTTCCACACCTGGTGCATTTATGATGAGAGAAGGAAGAGAGATTAGTCCAAAAGAACTCAAACAAGTTTTTACTAAGTCAGATAGGCTCTTTAGAATATACAACGACATTACGGAGTGGTGATAAATGGCTAAGGTAAGTAGACAAGCACTAAAGGGCTTGATCAAGGAATGTTTGGTTGAGATTTTGCAGGAGGGTTTAAACACTGGTAATTTAAGCGCTATAACTGAAAGAAAGCAGGCACCTAGGCGCAAAGCCCCAAAACGAGGCCGTAGGGCATCTATAGCAATGCCTGGGCGACAGGAATTTAACGCTGCCCTTGATACACCGGCACCTAGGGAAAATTTGCCAACCTTATCTAGGCGGCTTCCTCAAACAATTGCCAGTGTATCAAGCGATCCAACATTCCAGGCGTTATTGGAAGATACTGCAAATACAACTTTACGTACTCAACAGGATGCTGAAAGCCATAGAGGGCCCCAGTCACAATCAGATATACCTTTAGAGGCATTAGGTATGATGGGTGCAGAAACTTCCACATGGGAAACATTAGCTTTTTCAGACGCTAAAGATGCTAAGGCAGATATGTCTGCATTAAACAACAAGTAGCGTAATAAGTATAGAGGTGGAGGTTCGATGAAACGCTCGAAAAAAATGACACCCAAACAATTACGCAGATTTGTGGCCACTCAGGCACATTACTTATCTGAAACTCTTGAACAAGGTAAGGATGATGCAGAGGATGTTTCTGCTGATGAAGTTGATGCCGACAAGTTGGCAAATACCTTAGAGAAAGACTTAGATTATATGAAGGCATTAAAGATAAAAGAGGGCCACCTTAAGAAAAATCTTCTTAAGATTGAAGAGGCTAAAAAAGTTCTTAGAAGCCGTATCATGAAAAGGTTGAAGTAAGATGCCAAGTGTAAAGCAAACAACTGTAGATCCCGCAGCAACAACCTCAGGCTTAGGCTCAAGTAATACAGAGGGTTTAGCGGCTACATTTCCTGCTTCACCTATCCATAGTGGCGATTTAACACGAGATAGTGTCGAAGCATCTGGAAACGATCTTTTAATGCAAGGTACCGTACAAGGCGGAATGGGTATACCTTCATACAGTAGAGACTTTACTGGTGAAGATAGTGGCGTCTCAGCCCCGGATGGCGATGTTGAGACTGGCGCAGGAGGATTACCTGCATCTGCTTATGTACCTAATCCTGCATCACCTGGCCCTGGTAGCCAAAACCCAACAGATCTTCCTGCTCCGCCTGAAGGCTTTGGCCAGACGCCTAACGGCGATACTTACGGATCTGGCACAGGTGCACTTACGAATCCTGCAGATACTACTAAAATTATAGCGTCTACTAAGCTTGGATCGTTTGGACTAGGCACAAGTAATCCACAGTAATTGCATGCCTATTTCTAGTACCGGTTATTTTGTACATGAGCGCAGCCAACCAGATGCCCGTAACGATGCAGGTTACGGGCGTACTCGTTTAAAATTTACGAAGCCAAGAACACGAGGGTCTGCATATCCCTATACAATGACCGATGAAGAAAGTGAAATATCAGATGAGCTTGAAGACATCGACATTGAAGATGTACCTTATGAGTTTGATACGAAAATTCATCGTTTTCTTCCAGTTAATGATTTTCACGCCGCCGCTGGAACAGACCCGTTTTATTTTGCCGGTGCTGCGACAAAGATGAGCGAGGAATTAGGGAAATATGTAAAGTCGGCAGGAGGAATAGGCGTAACTAAACCTGCAGGAATAGGTTCATCTACATCTGGGTTTAGAACGAATATTCGGCCAACTGGAACTAAGAAAGGGTGGTCATCAGCACCTGAGTCTAATGAAGATACACCACCGAAGTATCGGTTAGCTGACTTTATAGATGATGATGAAAATACTGTTAGAACATTCATTCGTGCTGTTTTAAGCAGGGATGATTAACAATGATGAATCAAATCTACATTTTTTAATCTTGTAGGTAGATATTTACCAATAGCAATGGGTGAGACCGCATGTCACAAACGATGTATGAACAAGCAATTTTAGACGCACAAAGTCTCAAGAAGATGGCTGAAGAAACTGCTAAGAATGAAATTATAAAAGCAATGTCACCTCAAATCAAAAATTTGATTGAGAATGAGGTTTTTTCTTCCAATGAAGAAAACACATTAAAAGAAGTAGAGCGAAGGGCCTTGGTGTTAGAAACATTTAGCACTAGTTCTCTTGATCCTTATGACGGCCGCAAAGGCGACGACGCAGACGAGGATGATGAAAATAAACAACCTCTTCTACTTGATGATGAAGGTGACGACAACGTGTCTGAAACAAATCTTAGAGCATTAGCAAAGCTAGTACACCTAAGTTCTGTACACACACAAAAAGAGTTAAATGAATCGATTAATTCGGTTCGTAAAAGATTGGCTAGGATGTCTATCTTAGCTGAGAGCGTTGATCCGAGTAGTTTGGATCACGAATTGCGGGTTGTTTTTCTTAAAAAGCTTAATAGTATAATAAGAGAAACATTACAAATCCGTTCTGAGGCAATACTTATCAAAGAATCTGGCGATGTCCAGGTCTACAACAAAGTAGAAAAAACAATACAGGAGATTAAACGAATGGCACGTCGATTAAACAAGGGAGTCTTTTCGAAGCTCTTTGAAGATAGCGAGCTTAATGAGCTCGATGCAACACTGGTCTTAGCACCTGCAGATGAGGATGAAGAAGCAGAGGTTGATAGCCTTCTTGCTGACCTTGATGTTGAGCTTGAAATAGAAGCCGTAGGTGATGACGAAGGTGATGAAGATGAAGAAGACGAAGGCGACTTCGACGACGATGAAGATGAAGATGAAGCCGGAGAGCTTGAACTTGATCTTGGCGAAGGTCATGATGACATGGACGAGGTCTATGAGATTGATGAATCTGCCTTACGTCGTGCACTTAGAGCGCTGACTGAGGAGGCTGCTGATGAAGCAGATCAATTCGGCGGTGGCGAAGTGGAAGGTGATGTGATTGTTGATCTTGACGAAGAAGATCTCCTACACGCACTTGATGATGAACTAGGTGACGCACCGCGACCAACGGTTGAATCACGTCGCACCTCGCGTAGATCACATCGCAAAACTAACGAATCACGACGAAGTCGTAAGGTTCGTAAAAATTTACAAGAGGCACGCACGAATCGTGTCCTCAAGAGTAAATTGCGTCAGGCAACTGGTGCAGTTAACCAATTACAGGGTCAGCTTACTGAGATGAACCTGTTTAACGCTAAGTTGTTGTATGCTAACAAGTTGATGCAGAATAAAAATCTGAACACGCGGCAGCAACGAACTGTAGTTGAGGCGCTTGATAGTGCTTCAACGCTTAGAGAAGCAAAGCTTCTTTACAAGAGCCTGTCTGCTGGTATCACTAAGGGTAAAACCATTAGAGAGTCGGGCAGCCGGGTCCGCGGTTCATCGTCAAAATCAACGCTCCCATCAGGAACTAAAAGCCTGAACGAGGGTGCTGGACAGACGGATCGTTGGGCAACCTTAGCTGGCATTGTGTCAGGTAAGAAATAACCAACTTTTTCCCCATTAGGAGAGACAAACATGTCACGCAAATTTAGTTTAGATACTCTCACCGAGGGGATCCGTCATCGGCACCTCGGTAATCAGAACGCAAGACTCATGGAGAAGTGGTCACGCACCGGTCTTCTTCGCGGTCTTGACGGTCAGAAAAGAGAAAATATGGCAATGCTCATGGAAAACCAAGCAGCGCAGTGCCTCCGCGAACGTTCCTCTATCGGAACTGGCGGAGGAAACGGCGTATCGTCTAACGACATGCAAGGTTTCACGAACATCGCTTTCCCAATCGTTCGTCGAGTTTTTGGTGGCCTAGTCGCCAATGAGCTCGTTTCAATCCAACCAATGAGTCTGCCTTCGGGCCTACTTTTCTACTTGGATTACACCTATGGATCAGACGTCGGCGGCGAAGGCAGCCATGGCGTTTCTTATGCAAGTGGTAGCTCCATTTATGGTAGCCCCGCTGGTAAAGGTATTCAGTCAGGTTCTCAAGCAGTTGGAGGTATGTATGACCTCGCTGGCACCGGTTACAGTCGAGTTCACTCGATTGACTCCGCTGTTACTCTGCTTTGTTCTGGCGCATTCAATGATAGCGGCACCATCCAGGAGCTTAAATCACTGTTCGCAACAGGTACTGACGGCAAATTGATTCAGTTCGATCCACAACTCGCAAATGAGATTGTCGATAACAGTGGTGGCGCAGGCGCAACCTCTGGTGGCGGCGTCTACTCAGCAGTTGTTGTTCAAGCAAATACCATCGGTACAGGCGCTGGTTCTTCAGCCAAGCCTTGTGACTTTACTGCGATCAAGGAAATTACCTTGCTCAAGGATGCAGATGGTAGTGGTACTCCGTACAAGAATGTTAAGGCCGGCGTTGGCGGTGGTCAGAAGGTTCTTAATGTTCGTCGCTTGAATCAACTCGTTAAGGTTACTGGCGGAGCTTCTGCTACGTCAATCGTACCCGTCTCGACCATTACAGATGTCCAAGGTGATGCCACCTACGGTGTCTTGATGATTGTGTCTGGTGTTAATGCTGCTGCAACTGCAAATGATTGTAACGTTTCATATATCCAAGATGCATCGTTTACGTCTAGCAATGGTAGCACATTGGTCATTCCATCATTCGAGTCTGACTTTAGCTCATCTACACCTTCACCTGCGATTCCTGAAATCGACATCAAGATCGAGTCTATCCCGGTCGTTGCTGATACTAGGAAGTTGCGTGCGAAGTGGTCACCTGAACTGGCACAGGACCTGAATGCTTATCACAGCCTTGACGCTGAGGTTGAGCTTACTCAGATCCTCTCTGCTCAGATTGCTCTGGAAATCGATCGCGAAATCCTGAATGACCTTCTGCAGGGTGCTAACGGCGCTAACTACTATTGGTCGCGTTCACCTGGTAGATTCGTTAATAAAGAGACCGGTGCTGAGATCAACAGAACCTCCTCACTTACTCCAGGTCCTGCCTTCACCGGTACGGTTCGCGAGTGGTATGAGACTCTGATTGAGACTATCATCGACGTGGGTAACACCATTCACCGCAAGACTCTTCGGGGCGCTGCCAACTTCTGTGTTGTCGGTCCTGATGTTGCGACGATCCTTGAGGCTTCTGTCTTCTATCGTCCACAATTGAGTATTGACAGTGATGGTCAAGTTGCTACACCATTTAGCCTAGGCGCTGAGAAAATGGGTACATTGTCTAACCGGTTTACGGTTTACAAGGACCCTTACTTCCCACGCAACAAGATTCTTGTTGGCTACAAAGGTGGTAGTTACCTCGAGACAGGGTACGTTTACGCACCTTATGTCCCGTTAATTGTTACTCCTACGATCTTTGCTCCTGAGGACTTCACCCCGAGAAAGGGTGTCATGACTCGCTACGGTAAGAAGCTCGTACGTGCTGATTTCTACGGTACTGTTACATGCCTCAATATGAATATCATCTAATCTTAATTGATTAGAGGTCTTCGGGTCGCCCTTCGGGGCGGCCCTTTTTTTTGGCTCGCAGCTGAGTATTTATCTCTGAAGGCCGATCGGCTTAACAAAGGATGGAACATAACATGGCATTTACAAGAAATACAACAGGGGTAGCAAAGCCTGAAGCAGCAGCCGATAAAACGGCAGCAGTTAAAAAACCTGTCTCGATTAAACGTGACGTTGCTAAGAAAGCTGCAGCACCAAAACCAACAGCTGAAACAATTGACAAGTTAGCACGAGCTGAAGCCGCTGCTGCTAAGGAAGAGATTGCAGAATTAAAGGCTCAACTAAATACTCTACAAAGTAAATTAGCTAAGGCTCATAAGGCTGCTGAGAGTGGTCGTTTAGGTTCTGGTATAGTTAACGTTTTTAAGAATTTACGCTAGGCCAAATTTTATATTATAATCAGCCTGCTAGAGACAAAAAAGGAAAAAGATGCCAAAAGTAGTAATTTCAAATGCAAATGGGCTGGTCGAACGACCAGGCGGCGGACTCAAGGTTAATACAACCTCCGACTTAAACGGTTCCGTCACAGTATCTGCTGAACTTCGGTGTAGCGGTTCTGTTTTTGCAAACGGACAAACCCTCAGTGGCCACCACAAGAAGATTAAGACGATAACATCATCTAGGACTCTTACGAAAGAAGACTCCGGAAAATTGTTTCTTGTCGGTGGCAACGCCGGAACAATCCAGTTTCCGATAGATACAGCCGGCTGGCATGGGTCATTCTTTATAACTGGCTCCGTCGCCGCCGATGTTATTCTTTCAGCCTCCGCCGCCACGGCAGGCTCTGTAGTGAACATGTTCGCGACGGTTATATCTGGTTCTGGCGGAGTGGGTAGCGCAGGAATTCTTTTCACATCACCGAAGGACATTCGGTTTGACCAGTCAGCGCAGAGCAGCCGCCAGTTCACGAACGGCGCCTACGCCGGATCTAGGATTAATATTGATGTTCTTAAAGCTAATTCAATTGTCATAGCTACTGGTATGATGGATGATTAATTAAGGGTTGTGCATATAGTAGCCATTATTAAGCTTAAGCCTCTTTCCTTTATTGGTTAGAGGCTTTCTTTTTACTTTGCTTTTATTATATTCACTTTACTTACATACTTAATGCTAGGCCCGATTCTATAATCAACCGAAACCACCGGCGAATTGGAACCTTGTGGACAAAAAAGGAGAGAGATTATGCCAAAAGTAAGTATAACTAACAAGAAAGGTCTTGTCCAATCATCAGGAACAGGGCTTACAGTCGGATCCGACACAGTCATCGACGGGGTTCTCAATGTAACCGGCGGAACTAGACACACAGTAGTGCGCAGCGGTGGTGGAACGACTACACTGGTAGCGGCAAATTCAGGGGCAGTATGCCAGTTTGATATCCCAGGTGCTTCTACCTTCGTCTTACCTGCTCCGCTGCTTGGAATGTCTTTTACATTCCTCTCTACAGTGACTGCAACAGCAGACCATGTTATTCAAGCAGCAACGGATGATCAAGGGTTTTTAGGTGGTGTACAAATCATGAACACAACCGCAGACCAGAGTAACGCATTCTCAGCTGCTGTGGACGGCGCCAACGACTTTATTACCTTAAATGGTACCACAACAGGCGGTATTGCAGGAACTTCATTAACAGTACATGCTGTTTCCGGATCTTCCGCAGCCGGTTGCTGGGCAGTGCAAGGTCAGCTTATCGGTTCTGGTAACACGATCTCACCGTTCGCCGATTCACAGATCTAATAAATAATATTTAGTTCGCTAAATCTAAGCCCCCTTCCTTCATTGGTTGGGGGTTTTTTTGTCTTACTTTCGTTGCATTCGTTTTGCCGTCGCGATGATACTTATACACAGGTGAAATAATGGCAGCATTTGCAAGTACTACTAGTCCAACACCATTTGGGTTTTACGATTCTGATACAGGCTTTCAGTCAGAGGCAGATAGCTTAGTAACGTTCGTAAAACGTAAGCTTGGTGATGATATACTTTCAGTTGAGCTAACAAAAAAGCAAATATGGGCTTGTCTTGAAGAGGCAACATTAGAGTATAGTTCTATTGTTAATATGCACGAAGCTGAAAGTACACTAATGAATTTGTTGGGATTTCCAACAGGCTCAAATCTATCAGGCAGTTTTAACATTGGTCCTCATGGAAAAGAAACGCAACTACAACGATTCAATTATGACTTTGCTGTAAGGGAAGCCTTAGCATATTCAACTGAAGCATTTGTCGGTGGTGATTATAACCAAGTTAGTGGATCAATAGACCTTACGAGAAACCAGCAGGACTATGATATATACACAGACCTCAAAGATGGCGACGGAAACGCACTGTTCGATAATCAAACTGCTGGGTCAAAAACTAGGATGAGAATTGCAGAGGTTTTTCATGAAAACCCACAGGCTGCATATAGGTTTTTCGATACATCATCTGCTATCAATTATATGGCAAATGAATTTGCGTTTGAATCATTTACACCTGAGACGGTATTTTACGTATTGCCTGTATTCGAAGATGTATTACGCGCTGGACAGATGGATTTATCAAATAGGGTTAGAAGATCAAATTTTTCGTATAAAATAACAGGAACAAAAATTCGGATATACCCGACGCCTACGAAGGGTAATCCTAAAAAGTTGTGGATTAGGGTAATGATGTCACCTGATCCGTTTAATCCTGCGTATGACGATGACTCAATTTATGGTGTTAGTAACGTATCTAATGTGCCGTTTGGGCATCTAACATTTCAAAATATCAACTCGATGGGTAGACAATGGATTCGTCAATACACAGC